TGATATAATAGTAGGTAGATAAATAAATAATAACAATTAAATTAAATCAAGATGAAAAAAACAGAAGACAAGATTAAAGCAATGATTACTGAAGAACAGTTAAAAACTGTTAGCGAACAACAAAATGAATTAAGCAACGCTCTTAGAAACATAGGAGTATTAGAGGTTCAAAAGTTAGGTTTTCATAAATTAGTAGAAGATGTATCAAAAAAAATAGAGACTACTAAGAAAGAACTAGAAGAGGAATATGGTCAAGTAAACATTGATCTTACAGATGGTTCTTATGTAGAAGTAGAAAAAGAAGATGCAAAATAATATTAGAAAGATTAGCATTGGATCTGACTATAAGAACGAAGCTATGCATTATGCTGTTGGACAGCAGGTGTACGGTGGACATGAGATTTCTCATATTCTTTTAGATAGTTCTGATAACTCTTATAATATACACATAAAGAAAAACAACGAGGTATTGCCATGGAAAAAATTCAATTCTAACATGGCTATATCTGTTGAGTATGACTTAGAATATTAATGAAAAGTTTATATGACTTTATAGTAGAGCCGCTAGGTGACGCTTATAACAACGAGATAAATGTTGACAATAAAAAACTTGTTCTTAATACAAAAATAGAAAGTTTTAAATTTGTAAACAGGCAAGCTTTAGTTAAACAAATTCCATTAGCTTATAATACTGAAATAAAAATTGGTGACACTATAATATTGCATCAAAATGTTTTTAGGGTTTTTTATGATATGAAAGGAAAGAAAAAACAAAGTAGATCTTTTTTTAAAGATAATTTATACTTTTGTTCTTTGGACCAAGTGTATTTATATAAAAACAAAAATGGTTGGAATTCTTTTAACGATAGATGTTTTATACAACCTATAAAAAACACAGACAGTCTAAGTGCTGATAAAGAAAAAAGTCTTATTGGTATATTAAAGTACGGAAACAACAGCTTAAAACGTAAAGAAATCAACCCTGGCGACCTAGTAGGCTATACGCCCAATGGTGAGTGGGAATTTATTGTAGACGGACAGCGTCTTTATTGTATGAAATCAAATGATATTGTTATAAAACATGAATCTAAAGGAAACGAAATTAAGCATAATCCAAGCTGGGCACATAGCAGTTGAAGAACTTATCAAGGTTGCTAAAGAAGCTATAATAGATACAGCAGAAGATATATCAGCTGACAGACTTAAAAACGCTGCTGCTACAAAAAAACTAGCTATATTTGATGCTTTTGAAATACTTAGTCGTATTGAAGAAGAAAAAAATATATTAGAAGAAAAACCTAAGGAAGTTAAAAAAGAAACTACATTTCGTGGTTTTGCAGAAGGAAGGTCTAAGTAATGTACGAGCAAACTTTATATAAAGTATTAAAAAACCATATAAAACCTAAAGTTCTTAACAGAATGAATAGGTATAAAAAATGGGAATACGGATACAACGAAGATCACGATATTATTATTATATCTAAAACAGGGCAAATAGGTGATATTTATGAAATACAAAACCTAAAAATAGCTTTACCTGCAGAAAACGATGTACATAAGTTTAAAGACAATAGATGGAGTAAATTTGAATACTCTAAAGTATTGCAAAAAATTAAAACAGTTTTTGACTGGAGAGAATATCCAGATGAATTTAAAGAAAAACACTATGACTATATTGACAATGAGTTTAAACGCCGTGAAGAAGGTTTTTGGTACATCAACAAAGATGTTACTACTTATCTTACTGGCACTCATTATATGTACTTGCAGTGGTCCAAGATTGATGTTGGGCAACCAGACTTTCGAGAATCAAATAGATTATTCTTTATATTCTGGGAAGCATGTCGTGCCGATCATAGGAGTTATGGTATGTCCTATCTCAAGAATAGACGTTCAGGTTTTTCGTTTATGGCATCCGGAGAATGCGTTAACATGGCGACCATTTCAACCGACGCACGTTTTGGGATTTTGTCCAAATCTGGCGCCGATGCTAAGAAGATGTTCACTGATAAGGTCGTTCCAATATCCGTTAATTATCCCTTCTTTTTCAAGCCAATACAGGACGGAATGGACCGTCCAAAGACCGAGTTGGCCTACAGGGTACCGGCCAGCAAGTTTACCAGAAGAAGTATTACATCTACCGACAAAGCCGAGGATCTTGCCGGGCTTGACACGACCATCGATTGGAAAAACACCGGTGATAACGCTTATGACGGTGAAAAACTCAAACTCCTCGTCCACGATGAAAGTGGTAAATGGGAAAGACCAAACAACATATTAAACAATTGGAGAGTTACAAAAACCACACTTAGATTAGGTTCAAGAATTATAGGAAAGTGTATGATGGGATCAACATCAAATGCTTTAGACAAAGGTGGTAGAAATTTTAAAAAATTATATGATGATTCAGACGTTACAAAAAGAAACGCCAATGGACAGACTCGCTCAGGACTCTATTCTTTGTTCATTCCTATGGAATGGAACTACGAAGGATACATTGATTCTTATGGATTTCCTGTCTTCGAAACTCCAAAAATAAAAACATATGGACCACACGGTGTTCAAATAAAGATTGGAGTATTAGAATATTGGCAAAATGAAGTTGAAGGATTAAAGCAAGATCAAGATGGATTAAATGAATTTTATAGACAATTCCCTAGAACAACTAAACATGCTTTTAGAGATGAGTCTAAAATGTCTTTATTTAATTTAACAAGAATATATGAACAAATAGATTACAATGAAGACGTTAATAATAACGTGTTGGTAACTACTGGTTCTTTTAGTTGGCACAATGGAATTAAAGATTCTACAGTTTTATTTTTACCTAACAACAATGGTAGGTTTAAAGTTTCATGGGTTCCGCCAATAGAATTACAAAATAAAGTAATAATAAAAAATGGCATGAAACATCCAGGCAATGAACACTGTGGTTGTTTTGGTTGTGATAGTTATGACATATCTGGTACTGTTGATAAAAGAGGTTCAAATGGATCTTTACATGGGTTAACAAAGTTTTCAATGGAAGACGTACCACCTAGTATGTTTTTTCTAGAGTATATAGCTAGACCACAAACTGCTGAAATATTTTTTGAAGATGTTCTTATGGCCTGTATATTTTACGGTATGCCAATATTAGCAGAAAATAATAAACCTAGATTACTCTATCATTTTAAACGTAGAGGTTATAGAGGTTTTGCAATGAATAGACCAGATAAGATTTGGAATAAACTTTCTGTAACAGAAAAAGAAATAGGTGGAATACCTAATTCAAGTGAAGATATAAAACAAGCTCACGCAGCGGCAATAGAATCTTACATTGAAACTAACGTTGGAAGATTAGATGATGGATTTGGAGATGTTTATTTTCAAAGAACATTAGAAGACTGGGCTCAGTTTGATATAAATAACAGAACTAAACACGATGCCTCTATAAGCTCAGGTTTAGCAATAATGGGTTGTAACAAACACAGATACACACCTATATTTAAAACACCATTAGCAAAAAGGCCATTAGGGTTTAAGAAGTATAATAATGAAGGAATTAGTTCAAAAATAATATAATAAATGATTTACAATAATTACGTTGGTTCATTTCCTAGTCAAGTAGTATCTGATGAAGAAAAGCAAAGTTATGACTATGGTTACGCTGTGGGTAGAGCTGTAGAGGGTGAATGGTTTTCTGGAGACAGAGGAGGCATGGGAAATAGATATCAAAATAGTTGGTTAAATTTCCATAGATTAAGACTGTATGCTAGAGGAGAACAACCTGTACAAAAATATAAAGATGAATTATCTATTAATGGTGATTTGTCTTATCTTAATTTAGACTGGAAACCAGTTCCTATTATACCTAAATTTGTAGACATAATAGTAAACGGTATGTCACAAAAAATATTTGACATAAAAGCTTATGCTCAAGATCCTGAGTCTTTAAAGCAAAGAACTAATTACGCTGACGCTATAATGCGTGACATGTATGCTAAAGAAATAATAGAAGCAACTAATCAAGCTACTGGAATGAATTTCTTTAACACTAATGATCCTAACAACATACCTGAATCTCAGGATGAGTTAGATTTACACATGCAACTTACTTACAAACAGTCTATAGAAATAGCAGAAGAAGAAGCTATAGAAAATGTATTAGCTTGTAATAAATATGAATTAACTAAAAGAAGATTAATACAAGATTTAGCCATTATAGGTATAAGTGCAGTAAAAACAGATTTTAATTTAGCAAATGGAGTTACGGTTAATTACGTAGATCCTGCTAACTTAGTTTATTCTTACACAGAAGATCCAAATTTTGATGACATATATTATGCTGGCGAAGTTAAGTCTATTAGTTTAGTAGAACTTAAAAAACAATTCCCAGGATTAACTGATTCTGAATTAAAAGAAATAGAAAAGTATCCTGGCGATGCTAATTATACTAGAAACTTTTACGCTCAACAAGATTCTTATAATCAAGTTCAAGTTTTATATTTTGAATATAAGACTTATAGTAATCAAGTTTTTAAAATAAAACAAACCGAACAAGGTTTAGAAAAAGCTTTAGAAAAACCAGACAGTTTTAATCCACCTGCAAATGACAATTTTGAAAGAGTTGGAAGAAGTATTGAGGTTTTATATACTGGCGCTAAAATATTAGGCCATGAAATGATGTTAGAATGGAAGTTGTCTGAAAACATGACAAGACCTAATTCTAATGTAACTAAAGTTAATATGAATTACTCTATATGTGCTCCTAGAATGTACAAGGGCAACATAGAATCAACAGTTAGTAGAATAACTGGTTTTGCTGATATGATTCAATTAACACATCTTAAACTACAACAAGTTTTAGCTAGAATGGTGCCGGATGGAGTTTTTGTAGATGTAGATGGTTTAGCAGAAGTAGACTTAGGTAATGGAACTAATTATAATGCACAAGAAGCATTGAATATGTATTTCCAAACAGGTAGTATTGTTGGTAGATCAATGACACAAGAAGGTGATTTAAATAGAGGTAAAGTACCTATACAAGAATTACAAACTTCAGCAGGTAGTGCTAAAATACAAAGTTTAATACAAACTTATCAATATTATTTACAAATGATAAGAGATGTAACAGGACTTAACGAGGCAACAGATGCTAGCACACCAGATCAACATGCTTTAGTAGGTTTACAGAAAATGGCAGCAGCAAACTCAAACACTGCGCTAAGACACATTATGCAAGCTGGTTTATATTTAACTTTAAGAAGTTGTGAAAATATAGCTTTAAGAATAGCTGATGCTTTAGATTATCCTTTAACAAGAGCGGCTTTAATAAGTTCTATATCTTCTTATAATACTGGTACTTTAGAAGAGCTACAAGAAAGAAACTTACAAGACTTTGGTATATTTTTAGAATTAGAGCCAGACGAAGAACAAAAAGCTCAATTAGAGCAAAACATTCAAATAGCTTTACAATCTGGCGGAATAGATTTACCAGATGCAATAGATATACGTCAAGTAAAAAACATAAAACTAGCTAACGCTTTATTAAAACAAAGTCGTAAAAGAAAAGCTGCTGAAGATCAAGCTAAAAATTTAGCAAACATACAAGCACAAGCACAATCTAATGCTCAAGCAGCAGAACAAGCTACAATGGCTGAAATGCAAAAGCAACAAGCATTAGCTCAAACAACTATTCAAATTGAAGAAGCAAAATTACAGTTTGAAACTAAAAAAATGCTTCAAGAAGCTGAGATTAAAAAAGAGTTAATGGCTGAAGAGTTTAGTTACAACATGCAACTTGCTCAAATAAAAGCTCAATCTGAAACAAAAAAAGAATCAGAAATAGAGAACAGAAAAGATTCAAGAGTAAAATTACAAGGTACTCAAGAGTCTGAACTTATTAATCAAAGACAAAACAATACATTACCTCAAAGTTTTGAATCCGCTGGATTTGATGGTTTAGGAGGTTTTGGACTAGAACAATTTACACCTAGATAAATTTTTTATTAATTATTTAATTATATTATATTATGTCAACAAAAACAAATGAACCTGTTAAACAGGAAGGAGACTTTAAAATGAAAACTAAAGTTCCAAAAAAATTAAGCGTTCCTGAGTCTACAGTAAAAATAGATTTAGCCGCTATGAAATCAAAAGAAGAACCAGTCAAAATTGACTTAACTCAAAAAGATCAAAAAGATGCCATTCAAAAGCAAGAAACAGAGGAAAGCGTGTTACGCGAAGAACGACCCAAGGTGGAACTGCAAGCAGTGGGACAAGGAAACAAAGAACCCGTTGAGAATGTTATTAAAGAAATACAAAACGACAGCGTAGACGAAGAAGTAAAACAAACTACTAAAGAGTTTAAAGAGTCAAAAAGAGACGAGCAGGTTATTGGAAAACCTTTACCTGAAAATATCGAGAAACTTGTTTCTTTTATGGAAACAACAGGCGGTACTGTAGAAGACTATGTTAGACTAAACGCTGATTATTCAACAATAGACAATGAATCTCTACTTAGAGAATATTATAAAAATACACGTCCACATTTAGAATATGACGAAGTTAATTTTTTATTAGAAGATAACTTTAAATACGATGAAGACGTTGCTGATGAGCGAGAAATAAAAAAGAAAAAACTCGCTTACAAAGAAGAAGTTGGAAAAGCTAAAAACTTTTTAAATGATCTTAAGGATAAATATTACGATGAAATCAAGTTGAAATCTAACGTAACCGAAGATCAAAAAAAAGCTATGGATTTTTTCGATAGATACAAGGAAGATCAAAGCATGATATCCACACAAAGAGAAGAGTTTAAACGTGTAACTGAAAAAACTTTTAATGATGATTTCGAAGGTTTCGATTTTAATTTAGGAGAAAAAAAGTTCAGATACGGTGTTAAAAACCCTAACGAAATTGTGGAAAATCAATTAGACATTACAAAATTCGTTAAGACGTTCTTAAATGAAGACGGTGTTCTAGATGATCCAAAAGGATATCACAAAGCTATGTACGCTGCAAGAAACGCTGATACTATAGCACAACATTTTTATGAGCAAGGCAAAGCTGATGCTGTTAAAGATGTAGTTGCTAAATCAAAAAACATAACCACTGAAGCTCGTCAAGAGGGAACTGGAAATGTTTTTGTTAATGGATTAAAAGTTAAAGCAGTAAGCGGTGTTGATTCTTCTAAGTTAAAGATAAAAACAAGAAAATTTTAAAAAAAACAATTAAACAATTATGGCTTTACAACCGCAATTTGGGACAATAATCCCATCGCAATCGCAAGAGTTACTTAACAGTAATTATTTGCAGTGGACGAATAACGCAGGTGCAAACTTTGCTGATTTCGCTCAACAATACTTACCTGAAGTATACGAACAAGAAGTAGAACGTTATGGAAACAGAACGTTATCTGGATTCTTACGTATGGTAGGGGCAGAAATGCCTATGACTTCTGATCAAGTAATTTGGTCTGAACAAAATAGATTACACATATCTTACGACGGATGTGCAATTGGAAACGGGGCTGGTGCAAACACAGTTACAATTCCACTTGCCGCTGGAACAGTTAGAAATGTAGTTTCACCTAAATCAACTATAGTTATACTTGATGCTAACGGACAAGAAAGAAAATGTTTCGTAACAGCAAGTAATACGGCTACTGGAGTATTAAACGTTTTACCTTACACTGCTGCTGATTTACAAGGCATGGCTGCTGTTGGTAAAATATTTGTTTATGGTTCTGACGTTGCAAAAGGTCAATCTGTAACAAACGCGCCTGATGCATTAGGAGCTGTAGGAACTGATCAATATATTAGTGTTGATCCTGCTTTCACGCAATTTAACAATGCGCCAATAATCCTTAGAAGCAAATATGTTGTCTCTGGTTCTGACACTGCTCAGATTGGTTGGGTTGAAGTTGCTACTGAAGATGGAACATCTGGATACTTATGGTATTTAAAAGCTGAATCTGAAACTAGATTACGTTTCGAAGATTACTTAGAAATGTCAATGGTTGAAGGTGAGCTTTCTGGAGCTGGATCTGCTGCTGCTGGATCTGCTTTAGTTGGTGGAGGTACGCAAGGTTTATTTGCTGCTATTCAAGCTAGAGGTAACGTAAACACTGGGTTTACTGCTGCTGCTGGACTTGATTCATTTGATGCAATTCTTAAAAATTTAGATACTCAAGGAGCTATTGAAGAAAACATGTTATTCTTACAGAGACAAACATCTCTTGATTTTGACGATATGTTAGCTTCTATCTCAGGCGGATTCGCTGGAGGTACTGCTTTTGGTTTATTCGAAAATTCTGAAGAAATGGCTTTAAACTTAGGTTTTTCTGGTTTCAGAAGAGGTTCTTATGACTTCTACAAAACTGACTGGAAATACTTAAATGATGCTTCTACTCGTGGTGGTATCGTTGGTGCAAGTTCTATTGAAGGTGTTTTAATACCTGCTGGAACTTCTACAGTTTATGATCAAATTTTAGGAACTAACATTAGACGCCCTTTCTTACACGTAAGATATAGAGCTTCACAAGCTGATGATAGAAGAATGAAATCTTGGTTAACAGGATCAGTTGGTGGTGCATTTACTTCAACTCTTGATGCAATGGAAGTTAACTTCCTGTCAGAAAGATGTTTAGTAACTCAAGCTGCTAACAACTTTGTATTATTCAAAGGACTATAATAAGTCAACTTAATGTAATTCTTACCCTCGTTATAACAACGGGGGTAATTATTACTTTTTTAAACTATTAAATCATATTATATTATGGCAAAAAATGCTAAAACAAACCCAGACAAATGGGAAAGAAAAGATAGAAGATATTATCTATTAAATAATTTAACTCCACTTACATTAACTATACCATCAAAGCATACTAGAAAACACGCTTTATTGTATTACGATGAAGAAATTGGAGAACAAAGAGAAATAAGATATGCAACTAATCAAGACTCATGTTTTGTAGATACGCAAAAAGGTGAGGTTACATTAGGTCATATTGTGTTTGATGATGGGCATTTAGTTGTTCCTAAAGAAAAACAAAACCTACAAAAACTCTTATCATTATATCATCCTTCACTAAGTAAAACATATAGTGAGTTTGATCCAGTTGAAAAAGCTAATGATGAATTAGATCTTTTAGAACTACAAGTTGACGCTTTAAATCATGCTAGAGATATAGATATTGATTTAGCTGAAGCAATACTAAGAACTGAAATTGGTTCTGAAGTAACATCTATGGGTTCTAAAGAAATAAAAAGAGATTTATTAATATTTGCAAGATCTAACCCTCAGTTATTTATTGAGTTAGCATCAGACCCAAATGTTCAATTAAGAAACTTTGCAATAAAAGCTACTGAAGCTAATATAATAATACTAGCGCAGGATCAAAGATCTTTTAGATGGTCTACAAACGATAAGAAATTAATGAATGTACCGTTTGATGAAAATCCTTATTCAGCAATGGCTGCTTTCTTTAAAACAGATGAAGGTGTAGAAATATTTAAATCTATCGAGAAAAAGTTTAAATAACATGTAATACTAATATAGGGCTCGTTCACTCGGGCCCATTATTATAATAAAAAAAACAAAATGGCGATAAACGTAGATAAGGTTTACAAGACAGTCTTATTAATAACAAATAAAGAACAAAGAGGTTATTTAACTCCAGACGAGTTTAATAAAATAGCCACTCAAGTACAATTAGAGATATTTGAAACTTACTTTGAAACGTTAAATCAACAAATGCGTGTACCACAGAACGAAAGTGAATATGGCGACAGGTATAAAACAGTACAAGAAAAATTAGAAATATTCAGAGAATATGGCCCAGCTACATATGTTAACGTAGCTACGGGTGATGATTATTTTACAACTCCAACATCTTCAGGAGTTGCAAGCGGAACACAACTATTCAGTAGTGCACCTTTAGTAACCGCTTATCCTCTTACAACAATATCACAGTCAGATGTAGAACAAAGCTCAGTAGTTGTTACAATTAACAATATAGCTTATACTGACTTTAATATAACAGGCGGAATATTTAATTTAACAGCTGGAGCAATACCTGCTGGAGCCGCTAACAATATTCAAATCATTTTATATCCACAAAACTTTTATAAGTTAGGAACTGTTTTATATAAAGATGACAAAGAAATACAATCTGTTCAAAGAAATGAATTAGCTCAAATGAACATGTCTACTATAACTAAACCATCAGAGTTTTTTCCGGTGTATTTA